ATAGGAATTGGAACGGCTCGGCTGGCGTGGCTGATTTGGCTGGGTGACGCAGGGTGAATTGCCTCGGCTCGACGAGGCAAGAGGGGCGCAGCCCCTTTATTAACCCGGCGTAGCCGGGTCGCACGATTTTTATTTTTGCGTTTTCCTCTTTTGATTTTCTGATTTTCTTGCTATAATGCTTTTGGGTTATGCGGTGTTTCCGTTAGCTTGTTCGTTCTGAGTTCCTCGCGCCCCTTTGTAGTGGGTGGCGCGGCGTGCGGGCCTCGTGGCGTTGCTGCAACCTTAATAACAATGGCAATGCCTCGCTCGCGGCGGCTAATTCTAACAATACAACGGGCAATAGGAATTGGAACGGCTCGGCTGGCGTGGCTGATTTGTCAATTACACCATACATTATATATTGCACCGTATAATCCGCCCATATTGGGAAAATTGTGTTTGAAACCAGCGGGGGCTAGTAGCGAGAGCGGACGCCGCCGACGACACAAATCAAAGGAGGATTTACTGGTGAAAACGTACTGCAAGCCAGCAGAGGTGAACATCGAAAACCTTGATTTTATCAAGGAGCAGGTGCATCTGCGCTTTACTGGCAAGCGGTCAAAGAGAAGATTCCAAAATTTATTAGTGTCTACCGGGAAAATCACGCGGGCTGAGCTGCGTGAAGAAATCCGAAATTGTACTTGCAACAAAAGCCTGACGGCCATTGATGCCGTGGCTGAACAAGCCCATGCCGATATTCTGGCCCGAAGTGTTTCCTTTGAGCCTGTGCGGCAATTCCAACTGCGGGAAAACGGGAAGCTGCGCAACATCTGCGAGGAAAGTCCGTGGCAGCAGATTTTTGAATATATTGCAAAGGGAGCGCTCAACCCGCTCTTCCGCGCGAAGCTGCTGCCGATCCAGTATGGAAGCCTGCCCGGAAAAGGGCAGATTGCCGGGAAACGGCAGAACGAACGCATCCTTCGCCGGATGCTCCACAACAAAACCGACGCCGCAAAATGCGATGTTAAAAAGGCTTATCCTTCCACGACAGTCGAATGCGTTATGAATCTTCTGCGCCGCGACATCGGAAAGAATAAGCCCTTGCTGTGGCTTGTGGAGGCCGTCATGGCAAACTACCCGGACGGCGTTCTGCTAATTGGCGGGTATCTGCCTTGCTGGCTGTTCAATTATGTTATGAGTTATGTGCTGCGGTACATCCTCTCCCATCGCAAGGTGCGGCGTGGAAAGTCGTCCAAAATGATCCTTGCCATCTGCTGCTATGCCGACGACATTACCGTATATGGACGCATATCCAACCTTACAAAAGTAATGAAGGATACCACCAGATGGGCAAAGGAGACGCTGGGGCTGACAATCAAGAGTGCATGGGATATTATCCACTTTGCATCCTTTGATGCCGAGCGTCAGCAGAACAAGCGCCGCAAGGCTGGCAGCCATCAGCGCACGCCGGGTCTTGATATGATGGGCTATGTGGTACGCCGTACTTATACCATCATCCGAGGCCGCAACTTTGTCAAACTGCGGCGGGCAATCCTGCGTGCCCAGCGCGATCTGGACGCTTTGGGGTATGTGCCGTGGTGGAGAGCGCAGCGCATTATGAGCCAGTGGGGCGAAATCAAGCACAGCGACAGCCGGGGCTTTTGCCAGAAGTACAACATCTATAAAATTATCCGCGCCGCGAAACGTTCTGTATCGTGGCATAGTAAACAGTTACTGTTAAAGGAGCAAGCGCATGGAGCAGTATGTTAAAAAGCCCGCTGCCGTGCAGGTGTTCGCGCTGAATGGCGCGACGGACATTATCCTGCGCAAGGATATTGCGTCCGAGAAAATCACCGACGAAGAGGGCAACAAGCAGACGGTCTGGAACTGCGAGGAGCGCCAGATTCGCGTTGCGTCCGCAGTCACCGAGGAAGAAGTCACGGTGGACTTCGATTCGTGGTGGGACTATCAGCCGCCGCGCGAGGCTGAGCCTGTGACTGCCTCTGACCGTCTGGATGCCCTTGAGGCAGCCGTTTATGATTTGGCGGAGGTGGTATACAATGGCTAAATTTTACGCGACACAAATCCGCATGGGCCGCACGACGCTGGAACAAGTTCCTGCCGTCTGGCGGAAAAAAACGGCGGCTTTGCTGTAAATCATGTATCCGCGAGCACCCTGCAAGGGGTGCTCTTTTCTTTGCACAAAAATGAGGTACACCCTATGGGAAAAAGCATTTTTGATGGCCGCGTGCAGATCAAGTACAGCTATGGCTGTTACGGCATGACGCGCGGCGGTGGCAAGACGTGGCACGGCGGCATGGACATCGTGGGCGTCGACAGCGACGTTATCCTCATGCCGTACTATGAGATGCCCGACGGCACGCAGAAGCCTATCAAAGGCCGTGTGACGCGGGCGCGTATCGTGACCGACCATTCCGACAGAACGTGGGAGTGGGGGTATTATGTTTGTGTCCAGCTTGATGCCGACCAGACCCCCGATGCTGTCAATTTCATGTACTTCTGCCATTGCTCCCGCTTGCTTGTCGATGTTGGTGATCGCGTCATCAGCGGCCAGCAGCTTGCCATCATGGGCGAGACAGGTAATGCCAAGGGTACGCACCCGCACTGCCATTTTGAGGTGCGAGCCACGGCCAGCGGCAAGGGGCTTGACCCTACGGCCTATGCAGCTATCCCCAACAAGGCAGGCATCTATGGCGCTGCTCCGGCAGCGGACAAGCCTGCCGAAGTTCCTGTCAGCAGCAATGAGAAAGCTGCAGTGTCTGCTTTGCAAAACATCACTGTTGGCCCTGTCAGTAGCGGTGACGCTGCCGCAGTCGTTGCGGTCTGCAAGGAGCACGGCACGGTGGCAGACAGCTACACAAACGCCGAAAATCACTTGCAGATCATCTGCATCCGCAGCGTGGTGCAGGCTGTTGCAGACGCTGTGCTGGCGGTTTGCAAGGAACGCAAGCTGACTGACGCAAAACTCTACACGAGTCACTGGGCATAAAGGAGGTCTTTTATGAAGCAACTTTTGGAAGCCCTCACGGCGCTGTTGAAGGTGAAAACCATCGTCACGCTGGTTATTATCGCAGTGCTGGCCGCGCTGTCCCTCAACGGAAGTGTCGAGCCGGACAAGTTCCTCACAATCGCAACAATGGTTGTTGCGTTCTATTTTGGAACGCAGAATGAAAAAAAGTCGTAGTTCCCCATGAAATCACCTTTTCGCCCCAGAAAGGATGATTTGCATGAATAGTTTTATCGGATGGATCGGCGGCAAGCGTGCCCTGCGCAATGAAATTCTGCAGCGTATGCCTGCGGACATTGGACGTTATATTGAGGTGTTCGGCGGCGCAGGCTGGGTACTGTTTGGCCGTGAGCCGAGCAGCAAAGTCATGGAAGTGTTCAATGACTATGACGCGGAACTTGTCAACATCTACCGCTGCATCAAGTACCACCCGGACGCCCTGCAGCATGAACTTGATATGCTCCCAGATGCGCGGGAAGTGTTCTTTGACTGTCTGGCACAGGAGCAGGTGCGCGGGTTGACTGACATACAGCGAGCGGCACGCAGTCTATACCTTATTAAGGCCAGCTTTGGAACAGACCGTCGAACATTCGCAACTGCGCCGAAAGGCGTCCGCAACATTTCTGCATCGTTTCCTGCGGTGCAGGAGAGGCTACGCCGGGTCATAATCGAAAACCTTGACTTTGAGCATTTGATTAAGACTTATGACCGGGAAAACGCCTTATTCTACTGCGATCCTCCGTATGTTGAAACCGAAAAATACTACCGCGCACGGTTTCAAGAAAGCGACCATAAGCGGCTGGCCGATGCGCTGCACAACATCAAGGGCCGCTTCCTGCTGTCCTACAATGATTGCCCACAGGTGCGGGAGTTGTATGCCGACTGCATTATTGAGCCTGTTTCGCGGCGTAATACGCTGTCTGCGCAAAGTGTGGACGGCTACAAAGAAGTCCTTGTTCGCAACTATGAATTATAACGGAAAGCGTTATATCCTACCAAAATGAAGACGCCCCGCTAAAGATTATTTTAGAATGGTCGCAGGGGCGATAAGGTGATAAAAAATCATCTCTCCCGCTTGTTAGGTGAAAGACGCTGGACACAGGCGCGACTTGCACGAGAAACAGGCATCCGTCCGTCGACCATTTCCGCCTACTATAACGAACTGGCGGAGCGCATCAGTTACGAGCACATGGATCGCATTTGCGAAGCTCTCGACTGTGATGTAAGTGATCTTCTGGAACGAGTGCCTTCTCGGCAGCGCAAAACGGGCAAAGACCTAATCTTAGAACAGCACGGAAACCGAAAAACTAAACAATAAGCGGGAAACAAAAAAGGCGTTTTAGAAGTGTTTAAATACCTCTAAAACGCCTTTTTTGTTATTAAAATTTGAGCGGAAATCCTGCTATTTCTTTTTCATTTTAAAATCAAAGTCTTTTCAATTTTTTTGCAAAGCAACACCTACCCTGCTGCGCGCGCAGCAGAATAAGGGAGTATTTTTTGTGTGCAGCCTGTCAGGTATGGTTATCCCGCGAGCATTTCTCCGCATCGATCGCAAGCACGACCATCAGCGCGCAGAGGGCATCTCTTGGGTCGGCAACCTCAATGGTGTATGTATCGGTCCAATTCCAAAGCTCCTTGGCGATATGCGCCACGGTATGCCCGCTGGGGGCAAGGATGTCATAGTCCCATTCCCAAAAGCTGCCGTCAATACGCCAGC